TCCTGCAACAGTCATGTTGTCAGCAATAGTTACCTCACTTGTTGAGTGACCTATTGTGACAGCGATCCCACTTGTCTCAGTAGCAATTTTTAAAGCGCCTGTTGAATTGGCGATATATGAATTTGAACCATCATGATAAATTTGTAAATCATCACCAGTACCAGCGACAAATTTAAAACTATCTATGTTATGAAAACCTGTTGTCTTAATTGAACTTCTATCAGCACCACCAACTTTAATATCTATTTGATCGTCTGTATCAGCAGTAAGAGATGTGTCAGCGTCAACGTCTAAAATAAATTCTGTACCATTAACATCTGTAAGATTTTGAACAATCGCTTGCCCCAAATAGTGAATGTATGTATCTGCTGTGCTTGCAGGCGCTTCTGTAAATATAATAGTAGTACCACCGCCTCCTAGATTATATGCAACCTCAGGTTCCTGTATTACACCACCAACACTCACTATTATTGATGATGATGAACCTACTGCTGTATTTAATGTAAATGTTGTAGTGCTACCGTCAGTAGTTAAATCTTGTTTTTCAAAGAATCCATTGACTGGTTTTGCGCCTATATATGCCATTAATTTTCCTTACTAATTATACTAATATTTATAAGACTATTTATAATGTTTTTATCTAGGCACACCTAACTTATGTCTGCCATCAAATATATTTATGTCTTTAAACTGACCATTTCTGTTGTTATAATGTAAAAAGACCTGACCACAATTCTCGCCCTCAAAGGGTTCTCTCCAGTGTTCTAAATCGCAACCACTATAAACTAACATATCCCCTATTTCAAGATCAACTCTCACACCCTTAGGTGCATCAGGTTTGTGTATATTTTTATACTCATCTATAACATTATTACTGCCTGTTGGATCTATGAATATAGGCCAGGATTCGCCCCCTAGATTAAGAGTTGTTGATATCTCGCAACTAGGTCTATCTTTGTGTCTTTTTAATATATCACCACGTTTATATATTCTTGCGTATGAATATGTAGGTACTAAGTCTAGTCCTGTCTCTTTTTTCATAACAGGCATTACTTTCATCATCAAGGTCTCCATAGCAAAATCACCATAACAGGAGTAAGTGTTAGGTATTTGTTGATCTGACCATGTTCCAAGAATACTAGTCTGTGAATGTATGTTATTCTCATACATAAATTTTACAGCGTCTCTTTTGAGCATAAAATAATTATATAAAAAATTAGCTAACTCGTATGAGATCGCATTTTTAATCACTTGATATTTTTTTGTTTTGAACATACTTACTCCTTACACTATCATACATTTTTGCATAAAATTAAATGATACAGATATTCTTATATCATTAGATTCGTTAGGGTCGACACAATGATTTAACCAAGAGGGAAACATAATTAAACGTCCTGCTTTAGGATCATAAGAATGTTCTCTCCATAATCTCTCAGGTTTAGGCACATCTTTTTGTCTAGGTCTTGACATCAATGCAACCGATCTTGGATCTTCTATTTTTAATTGTCCAGAGTTTTGTGGTGCTTTGATGTAATATACACCAGACCACAAAGAATTAGGATGTATGTGTGCTCTGTTCATTGATCCTGGTGGATTAATATTTGCCCACATATTACCTAGATAGGGTTCACTATCATAATATTCTTGTTCGTAAATAGTTTTCTGTGCTGAATATAACATGTCAACAAGTTTCATATACTCAGGTAGTTTATGCATATCTGTGGTAGAGTGCCAACCTTTAATATTGGTTCTCGTCATTCCTTTATCTCTTTTTGCCCAATTGATAATATCTCTTTCAAGTTCCTGATTGAGAGTTGGGTGTTCTATATCTGCGATATATATCGGTGTCGGAAAAAATAATTCTCTAAACATTATCTAAGAGGTGTGCCTCCAAACCACATGACAAGTGACTTTCTATTTCCTTTTATAACTGGTGTCACCCTATGTCGTATAAACGAAGCAAAAAATATTGCATGTCCTTGTTTAAGTTTTGCAATATTACCCTCATCCATTAATTCTAGATCACCACCCTCAAACTCATTTTCAGGAGATAATAATAGAGTCATTGATATTTTTCTAACTGGTGGTTCATGTTGCATATGCAAATCATTATCTACATGCCAGCCATAAAATCCACCCTCTGGATATTCTGTATATTGTGCCATCTCTGTTATCTGCATACCATCAAAACCAAAATGATTGCCATTGGTTTGACGCATGATTTTTTCTATGTCTTTGTACATATTAACCATTTTTGTAAATGGTATCCAACTAATGTGTGATGTTCTTTTTTCAGTATCTATAACACCACCTTTAATACCTTGTTTGTGTCCAACACTAGCATTTATTCTAGGTTCGCTTCTTCCTGCTTCAATAATCATTTTACATTGTTCAGGTGTAAAGACTGGTGTGGTCGTCTCAACCATGTAAGATTTCCATCGTGGTTCTGTTATCATATTAATACCCGTATTCTATCCAACCCGTTATTATATATTTGTCATTCGATAGAGGAGGGTTGCCCCTATGAATATGCGTGAATTGTGACGGCCAAACTAGTAGTGTATTTTTCTCTGGTTTGAAACGACACTTTTGATATAGAAACTCTGTCTCTCCACCCTCGGTTACATCATTTAGATAAACCATAAAAGCTAATATTCTATTTCTTGCTTTCATCTCAGCATTCTCACAATGCCATGTATGATATCCCTCACCCACTTTTGTTTTCTGTATCTTAACTTCTAGTATATTATGAGTGGCTAGTTTTTTTAGATAAGAATATTTTTGAACATATAAAGGATATAATTCTTTAAAAAATAAATCTATGAAAGGACCATTGTTATAAGTCATTGCAACATTTGTGCCTCTTATGGTATCTATCGAATTGTCTGATACAAATGTCTCATCCTCTTTTCTAGGATATACAGCACCTTGTTGTTCACATTTATTAAAATAGTTTAGATAATTCTCTATCATTTCATTAGGCATAAAATTTTTAAATACACCTATATGATCTCTAATTAAAAATTCTTTATTCATTATGTCGCCCCTCTATTCTTAATAGGGTCAAAATGTACATCACAATTTGCAGCTAGTGTTCTTCTAGTCTCATTTGTTCCGTTGAAAGGATAAACACAATGTCTCATGTCGTATGGAAACACATAGAAGTCTCTGAGCTCCATAGGTGGTTGATAATCTATCTTTGCAAACTGACCATTACTCGCACCTAATATTTGTAGTCTACCATTTTGTGGTATCTCTGCATTAGAATATTCTCTACCATATGTTGATGGTAGTTTTAAAATCATCACACTTGAAAGACCTGTAAATAACATTCCTCTATGAATATGTGCAGGATTGTATTCGTGTTGTTTCATCTCATTGACCCAAATAGAATTAAGATGGGTATCGTAATCTCTAATTTTATTAAATGCTAGATAGTGTTTAAACACAGTCATAAAATAATTTGTCACATTTTTAGGTAATAGATTGTGTCTTTTCATCTTAGTTTCATCGGCGCCAGCATAGAATAAGGAGTGCTCACTCTCTATCTTGCCAACCAATTGTTTGTTGGCTCTATAAAGATTATTATAATTACTTTCGTAAATTTGATTAATCGAGTGAAAAATGTCTAATGGTACCTGATATTTTAAGACTGATTGACCTAAAAATACAAAATCAAATTTAAGATTTTGGTTTTCCATGTTGAGTAATCTGTTCTTGTTTTTCAGTATTGTTCTCTAATTCACCAGATTTTTTGATTCTTTTTAATGTCTCTAGTTGTCCCATTATATTAAATATGTCTGTATCAGACGAATTATTGGTCAATGTCTTTGCTTTCTCAGCATAGTGTCTACCATAAGATTCTAGTTGATGTTGATTGACATCTTGATCGTTAAATGAACCATCATTAAATTCTTTCTTCAACTTAGACCACATTTTGATTTCTCTCATTCTGTGTCTTGCAATTTTTTCCATTGATGCTTTCGCAAATCTACACTCATCTAGGTCAATTTGATGTTTTGCTAATTCATACTCATCCTCTTCGGTAGATATCTTTTTCTCTAGATGTTTTATCTTTGCGTCATTTCTTCTATAATCAAAAGAAAGTGCCATCAGGTTATCTAAATATGATGATTGTTCTCTGACACATTGCCAGTATTTTGCAGCTTTGGTTGGATATCTATTATCTTGTAATACAGAAAATCTTGCTTCGGTCTCGGTTCGAAACATTTGTTTTTTATGCCAAGTGTCTCGTAGTTCTTCCGTCATTTCTTTAAAAGCAGAAACGTCTTCAGAGCTTAATAGATTAGTTAGGTTGGGGGTTTCGTCCTCGATCAGACTTTTAATATCTTTTTTTATTATATCACCACTCATTCAGTTCTCCTTATTATATATCTATAATGTTATTATTATTTATAAGACTTTTATATTATGATGAAGATAAAATATCTGTTAATTTTCCTTCACCACGCCATTCCTCAGTTGAAGTGAACCAACTACTTCCTGGTCCTCTTCCCCCAAAAGCTAAAGCATCTGTTGATGAATTACCTGCACCAGCTAAATCATGTCTCGCTGTATTCATATTGTTTCCCATGGACCAACTAGTTCCATTCCAGATTTGTATTCTATCAGACGGAACATCTGGACCTTGTCCTCCAAAAACTATAGCAGCAGTATTACTTGATCCTGTCGAAGCAGCTCCACCAGTTGCAACATTTAAATCATTGACCTCTGTCCAGTTAGTTCCGTTCCATGATTCTGTGACAATAGTGTCTCCACTAGTTCCCTCACCACCTCCTATCAGAGCTGAGGTTGTTGTTCCAGCACCACCATCTACATGTCTCGCTGTACTCATGTCATTTAACTCAGTCCAGTTTGTGCCATTCCACGTTTCTGTGACAACATGGTGAGCAGTGGTACTATCCTCACCACCAAAACACAAGGCTGAGGTCTGGCTACTTCCAGTGCCCCCTACCTGTCTTCTTGCAGTATTCAAATCATTTACTTCAGCCCAAACAAGTCCATTCCAAGTTTCTGTCTTATCGGTCCTATTATTACTTGAATCTAGACCACCAAAAGCTAGTCCTGATGTCGCAGTTCCGCCACCTGCTAAGTTATCTCTTGCCTGATTCAAATCATTCCCCTCTGACCAAGATGAACCATTGTAAAATTCTGAATTAGCAACCTCTGTGCCAGGGGGACTTGGAACATTTCCTCCAAAGGCTAGAACCGAAGAATTACTTGTTCCCATTCCTGCCAAATCACGTCTTGCAGTATTTAAGTTTCCACCAGTGATCCAAGAACCAACAGCAATATTTGCGTTCCATTCCTCTGTGGCTGCTGTATCAGATGGTGTACCCCCACCAGCAACTAAACCAGCTGTTGCTGATCCAGATGGTGCGGCTCCCCACCTTTTCGTACTCATATCACTTGTCTCAGTCCAAACTGATCCATTCCAAGATTCTGTTTTTGGTGATTGAGGAGGTGCGTTACCACCAGCTCCAATTGCAGAAGAAGTTGTTCCTAATCCTGTTGGTTTACGAGAAGCTGTGTTCATATCATTTACTTCATACCAATTACTTCCATTCCATATCTCTGTTATAGCAACTGTACCTGGACGTCTTCCAGCAAAAACAAGAGCTGAATTTGTAATACCAGCTGATCCAACATCATCTCCTGCATTGTTTAAATTATTTAATTCTGTCCAGTTAGTTCCGTTCCATGATTCTGTTTCATTTTTAGCACTAGGTCCTCCTCCAAAAGCTAAAGCGGTAGTATTATCAGCACCAACTCCCCCTAAAGCTTGTCTTGTAGTATTTAAATCATTAACTTCTGTCCAGTTAGTTCCATTCCAAGTTTCTGTGTGATCTACCTGAGGTGGTCCTCCACCAAATGCTAAAGCTGATGTCTGAGTTCCAGCACCTGCGAGTTGTTGTCTTGCATTACTTAAATCATTTACTTCAGTCCAGTTAGATCCATTATAAGATTCTGTTGCACCTGTAGTTGGATTTCCACCAAAAGCCAATGCGGCTGTTTGTGTGCCTGAAGTTGTGCCTGCTAAATATTTTCTAGCAGTATTTAAATCACCACTACTAGACCAAGCATTACCTATAAACTGTTTAGCACCCTTGATCTGATCTGTTGTTGTATTATACCATAGTTGACCAGTGACTGGATCTGAGGGATCTGTTGATCTAACCTCTATATCTGTTCCGTGTAGTTCTTTATAAGTTGCCATATTATTCTACCGTCTCCGTTACAATTCCTTCACCGACCCACTCAAAACTTGAACCATCTGTCGGGTGACCACCAGCAGCAAGAGCAGATGATGATGTTCCTATTCCTGCTTGTCCTTGTTTAGCAGTAGGCATAGCATTTTGATTAGTCCAGTTTGTGCCATTCCACAACTCTGTATTTGCTACAGCAGTTGTTGAGTATCCACCGTGAGCTACTACAGCAGTATATATTCCTGCCCCATTTAATTGATATCTTGCAAGATTTAAATCATTGACCTCTGTCCAGTTTGTTCCATTCCATGATTCTGTTGCTTTTACATTACCACCAGGATTACTTCCACCAAACACTAAAGATTGTGTTGAGGTACCGACACACGCTGCTGCTTCTCTATTTTCATTTGCGTCATTAACAGCAGTCCAATTTGTTCCATTCCATGTCTCTGTATTGACTAATATTCCAGATGGAGGATTAGTTTGAGGATTTTTACCACAAACACTTAAAGCAGCAGTATTATCTGCCCCTGCTCCTTGGGTATCACTTTTTCTAACATTCATGTCATTGACCTCTGTCCAACTTGTTCCGTTCCAAGTTTCTGTTTTACCCTCTCTTGTAAAACCAGCATTTTCAGGACTAGAGTCTCCACTAACTCCCCCAAAGGCTAAAGCTGATGTTTGAGTTCCCTCAACTGCCACACCATATCTACCCTTGTTTAAATCATTTACTTCAGCCCAAACATTTCCATTGTAAATTTCAGCTTCTGATCTAAATGGTGGGTTTCCTCCAGCGACTAGACCAGCCGTTGTTGTTCCTGCACCATTTCCATTTAAATTATTTCTAGACGTGTTCATAGTACCAGCAGTGATCCATGATCCAGCGACAAGATTTTGATTCCACTCTTCCGTACTTTTTACACTTCCTGGTACGAAACCTGCAAAACCTATCGCAGCTGTTTGATCTCCGCCACTACCTAAACCATATCTAGCCACGCTCATGTCACTATCTTCAGTCCAGTTAGTTCCGTTCCATAATTCTGTATTTGCTATAAAAGGAGGTCCTCCTGCAAAAGCTATTCCTGATGGTACAGTTCCTGCCCCTCCTGCGGATTGTCTCTCTGTATTTAAATCATTAACCTCGTACCATACACTTCCATTCCATATCTCTGTTGTTTGATCTTCACCACCAAAAGCTAAAGCACTCGTTGCTACACCAAATGATCCCATAGCACGATCTGCGGCGTTCAAATCGTTTACCTCAGTCCAGTTAGTTCCGTTCCATAACTCTGTCTGGTCATGGTCTGGTGTGCCTGGGGTTCTTCCCCCAAATGCTAGAGCAGAAGTGTTATCAGCACCAGCTCCAGATAGTGAACGTCTACCAGTATTTAAGTCATTGACCTCAGTCCAGTTAGTTCCGTTCCATAATTCTGTTTCGTCATGTGTGGGAACTGGCACTCCACCATATGATAGAGCTGATGTTTGAGTTCCATTTGATCCTTGCACCCTTCTAGTTGCATTTAAATCATTTAATTCTGTCCAAGTAGAACCATTGTATGCTTCAGTAATTGCTATATCTGGTGGGGTTTCTCCACCAAACGCTAGTGCGGCTGTTTGCGTTCCAGCTGAACCTCCCTCACCTCTAGCTGTGTTTAAATCACCACCACTAGACCAAGCGTTACCTGATGTTTCCTTACGGATACGAAGACTGTCTGTGGTAGTGTTATACCATAGTTGTCCTACATAAGGATTATCAGGATCCTCTGTATAGTTCTTTATCTTTGCACCTTTAAGTTCTTGATAAGTAGCCATTACTTTCCTTGTTATTCAGTCAATGTTATATCTGTTGGTTTTGGACCTAATCTTTCAATTTTGTCGTCTGCTGATTCGCCATCCACATTGTTGTTTTCCCATGCTGTTTTAGCAGCATCTACTTCCGCTGTGACGATTGTTTGTGCTTCATCTTTTGTTTTTATAGTTCCACCTACTTTTGCAATCCAAAGATTTGCAGTCTTATTGTAAGCGGGAACCTGCCAAACATTGCCAGGAAAACTAGTGAAAGAAATCTTAACCGATTCGACATGATCGATAAAACCTTTTCCCCAATTTTCTGCTACGCAGTATTGATATGTCTTTGCCATTTTATTCTCCTTAGTTATCGCTTGTTGTTGTTGCTGTTCTTATTATAAATCCTGTTCCGTCCCATTCTTCAACTACATTTGTAAATCCAGGTCCATTTCCTCCAGCAGCAAGCGCACTTGAAGTACCACCAGTATTTCCTGATGTTGTTCTTGCTACATTCATGTTACCTAAAAATGTCCAGTTTGTACCATTCCATGATTCTGTTGTAGCTGTTCTAGGTGGTTCATCTCCTCCGAATGCTAATGCAGCTGTATTTGTTCCTGCCCCTGCTATACTTGATCTTCCAGTATTTAAATCATTGACCTCTGTCCAATTTGAACCATTCCATAACTCAGTATTTGCAGGTCTACCTGGATTTACATCTCCTCCAAATGCTACTGCAGCTGTATTATCAGCACCTGTCATTCCTAAATTATATCTTGCAGTATTTAAGTCATTGACCTCAGTCCAGTTAGTTCCGTTCCATGATTCAGTTAAATCTTTCTTAGTGGAATCAGGATTTGCTCCTCCTGCTAGTAAAGCAGAAGTTTGAGTTCCTGCACCTGAGTTATTTACTTTTGCTCTTGCAGTATTTAAATCGTTTACTTCAGCCCAGACTGATCCATTCCAAGTTTCTGTATTGTCATAAATAGAGGGTCCCCAACCTCCAAACGCTAAACCTGCTGTAGATGTTCCTGCTCCAGCCAGTGTTCTTCTAGCAGTATTTAGATTATTAATCTCTGCCCATGTTGAACCATTCCAATCCTCTGTATTACCTGTGACTCCTGATGGAGGTATTTCACCACCAAAAGCTAAAGCAGATGTGTTTGTTCCAATTGTATCTAATGCTTCTCTAGCAGAGTTTAAATTTGCTTGAGTAAACCACGCACCAATAGAAACACCTGCGTCCCATTGTTCTGTTCTGCCAAGAATAGATGGCGATGATCCACCGTAAGCTAATGAAGCAGTCGAAGATGAGTTAGAAGCTGCTGTGTTTCTTCTTGCGAGAGATAGATCAGATGATTCAGTAAAAACAGTTCCGTTCCATATCTCTGTTTGACCAAACTCACTACCTGTTCCTATTCCACCAATAGCTATCGCTGCAGTTGATGTGCCTGATCCTGGAAAATCAGTTCTACCTAAATTTAGATCAGCGACATCTGTCCAAGCTGATCCGTTCCAAGATGAACATTTAGCAGGATTAGGACCTGAATTGTCAGCTCCCCCCATTTGTAAAGCTGCTGTATTACTAG